TGAATTTTAAATGCTTTTTACAAATGAGCACTAAGAATAACAATACTGTAAAACAAGCTGTTCTTGAAGCAATTCAGATGAAGAACACAATTGTTGAAGAGAGCAAGGATGTTCTTAAAGATATGCTTGGTGAGGCAGTAAAAGATGCAATTAGAGAATCCATTGAAGATGATGATGAGGATTCTTATGATGTTGTTGATAATGAAGAAACTGTAGAAGAACCAGAATCAACTGAAGAAGCATCAGAATCTGAAGAACCTGAAACAGATGAAAAACCTGCTGATGAAACTGAGGATAATGATGAATCAGAAGAGGATGATTGGGCTGACTATAGTGATTTCCAAACAACTGATGATGAAAATACCTATGACCTTACTGGTGTGGAAGACTATAACCAAATAGTGAAAGTTTACAAATTGATGAAAGATGATGACCAAGTTGTTGTTAAACAGGATGGTGATAAAGTCTCTCTCAAAGATAATGAAACTGGTAATGAATATGTTATTGACCTTGGTATGAATGGTGATGAATCCATTGAAGGTGAAAGTGAGGAACAGGATATAACTACTGAAAACATTGTTAAGGAAGATACTGATATTGCTGGTATTCCTGATACTGAAGATGAAATGGAATTTGAATTTGATGAATCTGACCTTGATGGAATTGATGCAGATGAAAGTATTCTTACTGATGATGAACAAGAACCAAGATTTGAAAACAAAAAAGGAAACAAAGTTATGAAAGAAAACAAAGAAAAAGTGTATGAGGTCTCCCTTGGATACACTGATAATTACCAAGATAAAGACCCAATTCAAGGCTTATCTAACAATGAACCTTCTAAGTCTGGTAAATCTTGGGAAAAAGGTGTCCCCACAGGAACTGAAAAACCCTGGGCAGGTAATTCTGAAGATAAAGGTGACCCCTTCAAAGAAAATGTCAATGAAGAAGAAAACCTTGAAGAATGTGGTGCTGTGATGGAAGAACCAACTGTTGATGAGGCTACTAATGTTGGTGGTGCTGTTCAACAAAGAACTTCTGATAAATCACATATCCCTGCAAATAGAAAAGAATATGGCCCTAAGGTTAAAAGACATGTCTCTACTGCTGACAATGGCTATGAAGAAATGGTAGAAAACCTTAAAAAAGAAATTGCTGATTTAAAGAAAATTAATGAAGCATATAAGAAAGAAAATGGTATCCTCAAAAAAGGTACTAAAGAACTTAAGGAAAATATCAAAGAAGCATATGTTGTCAATACTAATCTTGCTAAAATCACAAGACTCTTTACTGAAAATGTGGTATCACAAGATGAAAGAAGAGAAATTGTAAACAGATTTGCTAATGAGGCAAAAACTATTGAACAGTCTAAAGCTCTTTATGAATCAATTGATAAGGAACTGAAGAAAAATGAAAAACAATTAACTCTTGAAAATAATGTTCCAACAAATGTGAATGGTACACAAACAATTAATGAAAATAAATACCAATCACAAGACCTTTTAAAGTCACTGGATTTAATCAAGAGAATTGAAAACAGATAATAATTATAAATTAAAAAAAAGGAAATACTATGATTGATTTTTTAAAGTCTGGTAAAGTAGGTAATATTAGACTTAATGAAGAAAAAGCACAAAGAAGTGCAATTATTAATAGATGGGATGCACTTGGTATGACTGAAGGTCTCCAAGGTAATATCAAGGAAAATATTGCAATCCTTATGGAAAACCAAGCAATGCAAATGCTCAATGAAGCATCTGATGCAAGCAACAGTGGTTCTTTTGAAACTGTTGTGTTCCCTATTGTTAGAAGAGTGTTCTCTAAACTCCTTGCTAATGACATTGTTTCTGTCCAGGCAATGAACCTCCCTATTGGTAAACTCTTCTACTTACTCCCTGTTACTTCAGAAAGAGATTGGTCTTCTGATGAAATTGAAGATGGTGTCACTGGTTCTCACAAAGGTCTCATGGGCTATAAGAGAACTGACAGAAGAGATGGCTCTACCTATAATAGATTCTATCTCCCTGATGAGGTTGTGAATGACCAACTTTTTGAAACCTATGATATTGAAAGTGGTGAAGTTGTTGCCTCTGGTTTCACTGATTATGATGAAGCTTTTGCTACCCTTGAAAAAGGACAGAGAGTAAGACAAACTAATCCTGAGGTTACCAAATATATGGGCAAAACCCTTTATGACCTCTTCTACAATGACTTCCTCTTTGATAACTCAAAAGGTAAGATTCATATCAAAGTTGGTGAGGCTACTCCAGTTGTGTTCAAGAGAGGACAATTAGTTGATGCTGCTGCTGAAGACCTTAAACTCTATTCAGATGGTACTCTTAGAAATGTCATCCTTAAAGTGAAAGGCTTCTCTTCTTACAATGCAGGTAAACTCACTGGTCCTGATGGCAATGAAATGGATACTGAAGCTTTCCTTGCTTCTCTTAAAGTTGTTGCTGCTGATACCATTGGT